CGATGATCTCGTTTATCGTCTCCCCCCAATACTTCCGGCTAAAGTTGGAAACTTTGGAGTTTCTTGGATTAAACACCGTTAACAAACTCACGTCGTAATCTGCACGAATCAATTTCAACGTCAGCAGGCCCGTTCTCGGACTTACGAAAAGCGCAGCCTCGATATGGTCAAGAACTTCGGCGCAGAAACTCTCTATCTGTGCCGATCTCGACCACAGCATGGATAGGCCAAAGTTCTCCTCGTATAAGGTTCGAGCGGCTAACTCAAAGGACTTTACGTCCACTGCCGAGATAGGCGAACCCATCCCCCACACCCGGTCGGTGAGGCATTCAAAGATAATGTGGGCCGGGTTGCTATCGAACTCCTCTGGACTGCGCCAGAGTCGTGCATACCTCGTATCCAGTCCCTTGGAGGACCGAGACACTTTCGCCCATACGGTTTTCAGGTATGGGTTATTGGCGACCCAATAGAATCCTTTTGGCCCCACCGCCGAAATGACGGTTGAAAGCCATTGGCTGATCCACGTCGCCGAACCGCCGAACCGACCCCCTGTCAGAAAGGGGCCACTGACAGTTGTATTGGTGGCGGAATCAGCTAAAGCGAAAGCGTTCCCCGCAGGCCCCGGTTGACGTGCATAGACCGTTACTGTTCCGGAAATTCCATCCCCCGTCGCATAGCAACTTGGGTTTGGCGACGTGCCGCCTGTAACCGCAACAGCCAGGTTTTGGGCCGTCGATTGGTGTGTCGTCGGGTCGATCTGCACATCGCGCGGGCCGAGCGGCCCGGACGATCTGAAGGTGTAGACCTCCCCTGCAATGGACACGGTATCCCCGGCAATGGGCTGTCCTGTGAAAACAACGGACCCGGATGCTCGGGATGATCCAGTGCCTAAATCCACCCCGTCGATCTGCATGTTCTCGTGAAAGAAAACGGAAGATATGCCCCGGTACGCCCAAGAGGTATCTGAGGTCTTGCCGATTTTTTGTGCAAGATACTCGGGCATTACCTGTTCGTCGTCTCCCGGCAGTAGCGTAATCGTCCCTATGCACCCGCCCTCTTTCGACGGCCCTCCAAACAGGTCTGGCTTGTTCACCTTCACGGAACCCGGTTCGGTTAATGCGCCAGACCACAGTTCTTTCTCCCCGACATACAGGCCCGAAACCTGATCCACCGGACCCGCACAAATGCCGAAGTGAACCGACATGCGGTATTCGGCTACTTGGATTTTGGGACCGCTCTTACCCATTCGTCTCAGCTTTCATCTTTTGGATTTGGCTCACCACACGCCGAGCCAGTGCATCCTCGGTCGCCAGGATAACTTCCGAATCAATGCCGTCCCGCATGAACTCCCTGAAGTCCAGCCCCATGCTGGCGAACCAATACCGAATGCCCTGGACACAGTGCCCTGTCGCCCGGACGTCGTTGATCCGAATCTTCATGACGAACGTTCCGTAGTTCGAGTGCTTTTGTCTCCATACCATAGAATGTTCATGCCCTTGACTGTGATCGTCCCGAATACGACAGGGACAGGACGACCTGCATCCGCTGTCGGGGCATCCATGTCCTTCACGGCATCTGGTTTTACGACCTTGGGTTTTGGCATCAGCATGTAGCCGATGATGTTCAACACCAGGCCGATTAGCAGTTGTGTCCAGATCGCCATGTCAGAACCTCAGTAGAAGTTATTTGTGCCACCAGCCAAGGGATTCTTTGGGGGGATCGTGGGACACCCACCATAGTTCTTGATGTTGTCATGCAGTGCCAGACAGTCCCCTGTGTTGTGCGCGCATCCCAGGTAGGCGGTCACGGGACCACTGACAGACAGGCCCCGGAGCAAGCCTGAGACCGACAGGGTGTTCCCGACAACCCGGAGAATCCTCCTTATCTCTCGCGTTCCCTCTGGCGTATCCCATTCGATCAGCCCTTGTGCAAACTTTCCCACCGGGTTCGAGCCGTTCCACCCGGGGGCGAGAGTGACGTCCAGCCCGGACAAGGAAACCACCGTCGAGACCTGTGGCACTTTGGGGGTGAAGCATCCGGGGCCATAGAGGACATGGGGGCATCCGATCTGGTATGTTCTGCGAAGCCCGGGACGACGCAGTGACGATGAGGTCGGTTCACAAGCGAAAATGATCTCATTGTCATCCCGTCGTGAGGATAGCACCCGACCCGACCAGACAACCATGAACTGATCGTCGGAGTCGTTGACGTGCCCCTGCCTGACAGTCAAGGTAATGGGTTGCGAAGGAGGATATGCCGTGAACAACTCCACAATAGCCGCTGTTCTGGGCAATCTAACCTCGAACATGGACTTGTCGAGTTTTCCGCTGGCATTAACGCTCCCACACCTGATGGGGACAGGCTGATATACCACGCCCCTGTGGGTAAAGGCCCGCGTCCAATCGGTATATGTGTAATGTTGTGCGCTGCCCACGGGGCCTTCGACGCGCGCCAGCCTGCCATTAAGCCAATGACCCAACTCCCAATTCAGAGAATCAGCCCAGAAGTCTGATCTTTTCGGGAACGTGGGGAAAGGTCTCGCATCCCATGTCCAAATGGCAGCACTGCTCATATCGAGCATCGGGCCGACATAGACATTTGAAGCAGGATTTACGCCGGGGGTATCCCAATAGCGCAGCCATGCTTCGAGGAACGCACGTTGCCCGGCTTGGTCACGGGTCTCGTCTGAAAAGTGTGGGTAGAAACTTTCGCTCGACTTGGGATCAACAAAGACGTTGGGTTGATTGGCCCCCTTGTCCACCGCTGGGCACCCCAACTCAGTGAACACGATTGGTTTGCCCAGAGGAACCCAAGCCGTTGGCGTGGCACTTTCCACGCCGGAAGGCCGGTTGAAATGTGGAGACCCCCACCAGTTTCGAATATCTTTTTGCCTGAACACCCAATGCTTCCCGAGGGCCGTATCGAAAATTGGAGTCCGAATCTGATTGTTCCGGTTCGCATCGCTGCCGTAGAACCAATCGTATGCCTCACCACCCTCAATGCGGGATTGTAGATACTCGACGTCGTAAATAGAGGCCCACCCCTCTTGGAAGTCCAAGTGGGTATCCCCGTTCCGCCAGTCCGCGAGCGGGAAGTAATTGTCGATCCCGATGAAGTCTATGTTGGCGTTCGACCACAATGGGTCCAAGTGAAAGAACACGTCCCCCGACCCGTCAGCGGGCCTATGGCTATGATACTCAGACCAGTCCGCAGCATATGAGATTCGCGCGCCAATCCCCAAGATCGAACGGACGTCTGCCGCAAGCGTGACGAGCCTGGCCACGGCAGGGTATGCCGACGCGGAGGACCGGATCGTAGTCATCCCGACCATTTCGGTGCCGATCAAGAAGTCATCCACACCGGCTGCATCCGCAATCGTTGCCATGTGCAGGATGAACCTTCGAAAGGACCACTCCACAGGCCCGGTGTATTCGACCAACTTCGTCGCGATGTTGAACCCGAAGTCAGCGACGGTCGCCGTGCCGAAGAATGCCGAGACTTGGGTAGCTGCCGCTGCGGTCTTGTCTGGCGACCCCAGGAAGCCCGCAGCGGGAGAGCATGTCACTCGGCCACGCCAAGGGAAGGCAGGCTGTCCTGAGGCCGCTGCGTTGTCGCTGTAGGGATTGGGTAGGGTGTTGCCCTGGGGAACGTCCATGAGGATGAACGGATATAGGGTCACACGCAGACCCTTACCCTTCAACAACTGGATCGCCTCGTAGATCGACCAATCCGAGGGAGCGCCGCCGACAGATGGTGATCCGCTCGTGTAGCTGACGATCTCTGCCGTGGCGCGCGTCAGTCCAGCGACTTGCCAGACTCGCGGGATTGTCACCTTGACCGCGCGCTCGACCTTGGGCTTGATCTCACACTGCCCGATTCTCAGGTCAGTCCCGTGCCATGCCACGACCAGCGAGACATGCTCCAAATTCGGGGCGCGCTCCAAAAGCTGTTCAATGGCGAGTGCCATGTCCGAGATTGGTTTGTTCGAAAGCCAATTCTCAGGTTCGATCTGCCCGCCGCCGAAGTCCTTGGTGATCTTTGTCGTCGCGTAGCCAAACTCCGTGGCCGCAGGGATCAGGGTCACTCCCCGAATCAGGTTCTCGACCTGATACTCTGAAGCGGGATCGCCCCGGAACTGAAACAGCGTGATCGGGCGACCGCTGTTCCGGCTTCCTGAGAGTTGGTCATACGTCACTATGCGCCACCCATGTCCTTCATCATCCTCATGCTGAGGACAGTCTGCCCTACTTGGCCGGTCAACCACTCTATGGTCAAGGCGTCACTGGCCAGCCGCCATAAAGGAAGCCAGCAGACCATCCTGATCTCTGCCAGTAGAATGTTGGAACCCCAGCTTTGCGTCATTGTCAGAACTGAGTTTCCCATGCTGGTTCCCATCTCGGAAATCAAGCGAATGAGAACCGATCCATCTGTCAGAAAGAGAATGATGGCGTGATATGCAGGGTCCGCATGGTAAGCATCATGCAACTCGATACCTTCAGCAACCAGTGTATCTCCCCCCGAGACAAGGTTTGACATCGGTATAATGTCCTGAGTCCAGGTAGGCATGTAGAACTCCCCCTGCTGCCCTGATTGGCGAAGGAAGAAATGACGCATCGAATTTAGTTTGGCTCGATCTCGGCTCAGGTAGGTAGACTGCCTCATGATTGGCAAAAAATCTGCCATGACAAAATTGGAGATACGACCTTTGCCATAATCTACGGATTCTCTAAAAGCATTGAATACATTCTCTGGGGTGTTTCCCCAATTCGGCTTCTCCAAAAAAACTTCCCGGTCGTTGAATACGGTCAAAGCGGATTCCAGTATTTCGACCGGACCTGATCCGGGCACAATTGCGAAGGTCAGCTTCATCTCCGCAACGTTATCCGTGAAGATGTCGGATTGGCTGCCTACCTCGATCCAAGCGTTCTGGGCGAGGGATACCCTCGTTGAAGCTGGCCAATCCGTAGTGAACGTTTCCACAAAGGTAAGGTCCACACCAACCGCAGAGATTGTGAACAATTCGGAGAGGTCGCGCACGGACAGAACAACCTTACGGCCCACAGTCATC